TGTTGGTGTTCTCCGCCTTCGGGTTGTTAATCCAATATTTGCCAGCGCTGTAGATATTCCCCGGATGTTCCTTCGTGCCTTCGGTAACGCCGCCGGGTTGCTTGTAGAACTTCCACGGATACTTGCCTTTGATAGGGTTCTTCTCAGCAAGGTTGTGCCACCAGTGGTCGCTATCCATAGGGTTGGTAGACATCCAAACACCGCGCCACGGACAACCGCCATGCTTCTTGGTGGGGAAGCGACCGACACGCGATGTCAGGCCATCGACTACCGCTTTTGGCAGTTCTCTAGCCTCGTCTATGAAACCGCCTGTTAGTTCGAGAGACAAAAGTTTTCGCACGTCTTTGGGCTGGTCTAGCGCAAGAAAGATTACCTCGCAATCGAGGCCGGGGTTGCCGTCACGCGGTGGCAGCTTAATGTGATGCGTGATAGGCGGCGACCATCGCATCTGCCCCCATGTGTTCTCAGGGAATATCTCCTGCCACGTCTTAATGGTCGTTGTGCGCAGTTCGGGATAGCTGTTTCTGATTACGGCAAAACGCGTATATCTTACATTGTCCACTGGCGAAGCAGGTTGTTTGACAGCACGCAACATAATTTCTGCGAGTGACGCAAAGGTCTTTCCAGAGCCGACTGGACCAAGTAGACCCCTCACAAAACTGTCGTCGTTCAAAAAATCCCATGTGGTCGGGCTTTCACTAAAATCCAAGTTAAGCCCAGACAGTGCATCTGTCGTGGCTTGCTTGGTTCTGCGTTTCGACCTGTCGGTCGCTCTCGGCGCTCTAGCCATTAGATAGATTTCTCCTGACAAAAATTATCGGCAACAAAGGCGGGTGACTGCTCACCGAAGCCGTGTTTCTCGTAATGCAACCAGCGCAGATTATTCTCACGCAGTTGCGCGGCTCTCTTGCATAGCGGCCTGCCGACATAGTCACCGCCGCGAATTATCTCACACCGGGCCTGCGTAGCGTCGCCAAGGCCAACGACCATGCAGTACATTATCATATACTCGAACATCACTTAGACCCCGGACTGTTGCGACGGCGCAGAACCATCTGAGCTTGTGAGCCAAAGCGACCGGGGTTTCTCGTCAGGCGGTAGTCGCCGTCCTCCCAGAACTTAACGGTCCTGTCGTTCAAGCGCTTCAGCTCCGCCTTGAACTCATCGACAGTCATATCAGCCGCGTTCATCATTTAACTTCTCCTCAAGGTTTTGTAGCGCCGCCATAGCGCAGTTTAGTTCATGCGTTAGTTCGCGCACCTGTCGCTCTAGCGCTTCCTTCTCCGGGTCGGTGTCGGGCGTAAACATTACAAACGTAACGTCCCGCTCCTCATCTATCGCGTCCATGTCCAGCAGCACGCCCTTGCACTTCGAGCAGATAACCTGCTCAGTCTCAGCGTAGCACCTGCCGCGTGTCTCTCCGCCGCAATGGTCGCAGACTTGGTATTCGTTGAAGAACCGCACAAAATTATTGTGCTTCATCCTCGTTATCTCCGCCGTCATCCTTCACCTCATACGTCGTCGTCTTCGGGCCAGTCACGTTAATGCCTATCATCGATGGGCGCTGGTCGTCGCTGTTCGGTTCCAACAATCCGCGATGCTTCGCCAATAGCCGCAGGGCAGATAGCTTGTCGTGCATCTCCACCTCGATTTGATTGCCGTGCGCGTTTGGCGTTACCTTCACCTTCTTGATAGCGCGCCGGGCGCGTTCCGACAACTGGCTGGACGGCGTGAGCTGTATCTGTCCCATTGCATCCCAAGTAATGATATCGGTGGCCTCGGCACTGCCGATAGCCTCTAGCTCCTGCACAACTGCCTCGCGCTTATCAACGTCCGGGCTGGACAGCGCGTGCCGCTTATTGCGAATGGTTGGCGGCTTACTCATCGCCGTACATCCTATCTGCGATTTCCCCGGCGCAGGCCAGATAGCCGCAACCGTCGATATAGTTATCGCCATGTGCCGGGTTGCCCTTCATACGCGCAACCTTCAATAACGCCATCATAACACCAACATCATCAGCCGCAACGTCGCAATCGAGGTGCAACGACCAGTATTCCGCGATGAGCCTAAAGTTATCTTCCATGTTGCCGTGGTCAGCGGCGCGGTCCTTCGTGACGTACTGCGTCGCCGTTTCTAAAATATCGCGTCTATACATTAACAATCTCCAAGCCGCATGTGTTGCATTTCATTTCGCCGTTCAGCGATGTCTTACATTTCGGGCATTGCCCATTTGCCATTAACTTCGCCATCGTGCCGTCGCCGGTTGCGAAGGTGGCAATATCCACCGTCTCGATATCGTCACCGCCGCAATGCCGGCAGAAGCCGCCAGTGTCTTCGCCGGGGTGATACAGGTCGTTATAGTGGTCGTGTTCTGTCTCGCAATCGCGGCAGCGTAGTATCTCATCAATCATGGGCCAGTTCCTCCGAAAATTTCGTGTGACACCCCCCCGTACACAGCGTCTGGGGTGGGGGGCAAGGGGTCAACTTTTTCTGTAGCGCCTGCACACACACCCCACAGCGGCGTGTACAGAAGCAAACCAACGTATGTTCTACTGTACATCGAAGTACCCCACTACGTCAGCAAGAGAAGGCACCCCACCCCTTCGCTCTAGAGCCTTATCACACACGGTTAGCGTCGCCGCCTTTACGTCAGCCGCGCAGATATCACGCATCGCCAGCCGACGTGCGTGTGCTATCTCATTATCGAACAGGCGCACTTGCCCGGTCGCCTGCTGGACGGCCCTGATGTAGGCCCAGCAGATTTCGCTGGCCTGCGTGTGTGTGTTCTCGTCTCCACCCCTCATACTCCCCTTTTCTTCTATGGGAACGTCTTCTTGGTCAGCGATGAGCTGTAGCGGCTTGGCTATGTGTATGTCCTCATACGTCGGCACTGGTTCATCACCTTCCCACAGCACCTGATACCTGTTCGTTTTCCACCCGCTAGCCGCTATCTGATAGTCCTTGCTGTGGAGCTGACGCACATACTTACGCACCTTTAACCGCTTCACAGCATCATGCACACTGCGACGCTCTGCGTAGCCCGCTACATTGCACAGCGTTTCCATACTAGGCCAACACACACCAGCTCTGTTCGTGAAGCTACACAGCGCTCCTAGCACCCGTAGCTCACGTTCCTTTATCTCACGGTCTGCGAAGGCACGCATTGGCATAACAGACCACGGCCTCTTGTTCTCGCTAAAATGGGATGTCGTCATCGAGTATCTCCTTGCTTGTCTTCACGTCAGTCACCGTCGCACCCATGTCCGCAAAGATGCTACGCGTCTTCTCGACCAGCTTGTTATCAGCCGACCATGCGTTCACGATAGCCGCGACCTCTTCAATAGAATACACCAGCGCGTCTGGCATTTCCTTCTTCATCTCCGGCACGTCATGCCTGTTGCGCACCAGTGCTATCACACCGCCATCCTTCATTGCCGCAGTCCACGCTATCTGCTCTATCTGCCTTCCGCCAAGCTCGGTAGCTTTCTGCTCTAGCGCAGCATAAGCGCGTATCGTTACAGCCACCTGCTCTTCAACGTCTATCGGGTCTTCCTTATCGATAGCCGCGTTTAGCCTATCCATCTGTTGCCAGTACCTGTCACGCAATGCCTCATCGACTAGCATAGGCAATCTATCGATGCCCCACTTGCGCTCATATTCACTCACAACCCTATCATGCTCTGTCAGGCTATTCTGTATCTTACGATAGCTTGCCTCGCTTGTTACCTTCGTACCAAGCAACCGCCTCATCCCTGTACTATCAGGCTTCTTTACCCGTCTCTGCTTTGCCATTACTCTACCCCTTATCCGCGTGTGATATGTGAATGTGAAACCCCTATAGGGTTTTTCACATCACACACACACCATGCGACTATGTGATGTGACGTGTGATTTAACGATTTTACAATCACACATTATCTCCCAAGTCTTTGTTTAACCATACTTTGTTGTCTTCTATGAAAATCACACGCTTTTGCTGTAATGCCGCCCTTGCATCCCGACGCTTCCCACTGGTCAAATCGGGTGTTTTCACACGGTGCGCGTCATGCCAAGCCGTCACTGTGACCCTATCACGACCCAGCTCAACGGCTGTATTACGCAACGACTGTAACGCTATCGATTGGTCACTTGTCAGCTTCACACGTCTGCTTTTGCTCGGCGCATCCACTGGCTTCATCACCACCGACACATCGTCTATCAGCGCGATAGGCACCATTTCGAAGCACATATCTGGGATAGGCTCTGCATCCTTCTGCTTCTCCACCGACAGCGTGACAACGCTCTCTAGCTTCGCCGTCTTGATAACTGTATCGCACGCACCCAGCAACGCAGTAGAACCACGCATACCCCGCGCCGCGTCCTTCCCGCTATGATGTATCGCCACGACCGCAGACTTT